AAGGCGATGCTGCTGGTTTTGCTTTCTCACAAGGTGGTATTGGTCTTGGTGTTGGTGCTGATGGCTTATTTAGAATCGCAGCAGAAAGAGATGAAATGCTAAGAGCAACTAACTATGTAGCTACAGGATTCTGGGGCGAAACAGAGATAAAAGACGCTTATGGTGTTTATATCTTATCTGACGTTTCATAGTTCTTAAAGCAAAAAAAATAAGGGGGTGGGCAACTACCCCCTTTAATATGGAGATAATATGAAAAGATTTTTTAAAAAAGGTAATGGAACAATCATTGAAGCGAATGATAATCACGATATACAATCTTTAGAAGATAGGTTTACAGAATGTGATGAAACTGGTAAAGAAATTAAGAAAGAAGTTAAAAAAGTAGCTAAAAAAGCTAAAAAGGAAGGTAAATAATGCCGATAGTAGCTAAAAGTTTTTTACATAACGACGATAAAATAGTTGGCACTTCAGGTGATGCAGATGGTAATTTAGCAGAAGATGTACAAGATTGGATAACTTCACAAGATGCTGAATTAGTGGCTACTACAAATTTAAATGTTACTTGCACACAATTTGGAAGTAAGATATTTACATTAGTAGTATTAGATAGCGATTAATGTCTGAAGTAATAAGAAATGGTAAAGGGGATTCATATAGAATCCCTATTACCGATAAGAAGTATAAAGAAAACTACGACAAGATTTTCAAGAAAGAAGAAAATGAGCTTAACAGAAAGTATTAAAAAGCACGAAGGTTATGTAGGTATAGTTTATAAAGATAGTTTAGGTATAGATACTATAGGTTACGGCTTTGCAATAAAAGATTTAGAGTTAGATGAAGACATCTGTGAGATTATTCTTGAACGTAAACTTAAAGAGTTAGAAACTAGAGTTAATTTAAAATTTAAGTGGTTTATGTATATGCCTCAAGAAATTAAAGATGTTATTATGGAAATGTGTTACCAATTAGGTGTTGGAGGTGTTTCTAAGTTTAAGAAAACTATCGCCTATCTACAAAACAAACAATGGGAAGAAGCATCAGTAGAAATGCTTGATAGTCTTTGGGCGAAACAAACACCTAATAGAGCAAAAGAATTAAGTAATAGAGTTAAAGAGGTAGATAGTGGATCTTGAAAGTTTAAAGATTGGTGGACTTGGGCTAAGTGGCTATATAGTACAATGGATAGACGTGTTTAGTCCAGTTATTGAATTAGGATATATGGTGGTACTTATTGCTTATTTTTTATATCAAATTAAAAAAATTAAAAGCGAGATTAAGTAATTGAGTAAAGGCGTAGTAAAAAGAGTTATAGTTACGCCAGATAAACATTTTCCATTACACGACCAACCTGCTATTAACTGTCTTAAAAAGACGATTGAGATAGTTAAGCCTGATGCTTATGTTGATATAGGTGATGTTGGTGAATGGCACTCGTTTAGTGCTTGGAGGTTTAAAAGAAAGAAAGCTCCTCCACTAGAATACCTTATAGAAGATTTTGATAAAGACATAAAAGATGTAAATGCTGGTATGGACCAGATTGATGAGTCGCTTGACAAGGCGAATTGTAAGGAAAAATACATCACAGAAGGTAACCATGATAACTGGTTAAATTTTGCTGTAGAAAAGTATCCTTACATTCCTCAATATAAATTTGCTAATGCAGTAGATTTAAAAGGTAGAGGGTATAAGTATTATCGCTTTGGAAAACACTTAAAATTAGGTAAATTATACCTATATCACGGACATTTATATGGTGGTCAGTACCATACTTCTAATCATTTAAGGAAACTTGGATGTAATATTATGTATGGGCATTGGCACGACCTTCAGCAGATGTCTGTTACTCATAAAGACGGACCTAAGTCTGCTTGGAGTATCGGATGTTTGAAAGATATGAAGGATGAGGCAAATTCTTGGCTTGGTGGTAGACCAATCAACTGGGCTCACGGATTTGCAATAGTAGATTTTTTTACAGGTGGACTATTTACAGTTCACATTATACAGATAATAAACGGCAGAACTTCTTTGTGGGGTGAGTTGATAGATGGGAACAAGAAATGTTAGTGCAGAAGATGATAGTACAAGCTGTTTTAAAACTTGTCACAAAACAATTCAAACTAGACAAAGTTCTCAAATATGTTGAACAACCTAACGAATTAGACGAAGAAGTTGAACAACTTAATAAAAGAGTTGATATTTTAGAACACATAATTTTAAAAAAGGAGAAGTAATATGTTAGATTTTATTACAAACAATGCAGGATTATTAGCAGGTGGAACAGGTGCAGGAATTGTATTATGGGTACTTAAAAAAATACCTAATAAAGAGATTTGTGCTTGGGTAGAAGGAATATGCTTTACAGCAGGGAAATGTATGACATTAGGTTTATCACAATGGAAGTTTACTAAGGGTTTTTGGAATAATACAATAGAGCCTTGGTTTATTGATCTATTTGATAATTTTATAGGTGGAGCTGTAAGAGGTTTCATAAGAGGTTTAAGGTCTGATAAATAATGCCATACGCAAAGACAAAAGATAATCGTTTAATTAATGAAGTCACTTTAGGTGATGGTTATCCTTTGTCTGATGATTTACAGGCTATAAAAGTGGGTGGAGAGGCTTCAGTTCTACAACTGTCCTCTCCTATACCTCATACCACTAACAAAGGTAGAGTTAAAGTTGATGGCGATTTAGAGGTTACAGGTTCTATACTTAAACAACCTACTTTACATATATTAAATGGTGGTGCTTATAATAGTGGTACAAGTAAGTTTTATTTACCTCTTGTAGGTTATAATATTGAACAGACTTCAACTGCAGGTAGAAATGAAAGTATAGCTTTTGTAACACCTTATGATGGCAGAGTTAAAAAGTTAGTTTTAAGAAGTGAAGCAGCACCGAGAAGCACAGTTGCAGGATTTCATAAAAGTTCAGAAGGAACAGAAGTTCCAAATTCAACTGCAACAGAAGAAATTACAGTATCTATGTTAGTAGACGATACTGCTTATACATTTGACTTTACAAGTATTAGTGAGTTTGTAGCAGGAGATATTATGACAATATCAGTTACGCCTACATTACAAGTTTATGATTTAAATTGGACATTAGTTTTAGAATATTATATAGATTAGGAGAGAGATGGGAAGTTTAGCAGGAAAATCACCAGCAAATACATACAAGAGTTTACTTAAAGTAGCAGACGAGACTAATGGTGTATCTACTTCAGCATCAAGAATAGAAGATGGAGAGGGAACAGCAAGTTGTGTTGCTATTGGCGATGATAACTTAACAGTTCAACCACAAAACGATAACACAACATCAACATTTACAGTTAGTAATGCAAGTGGAACTACTATATTAGCTGCTGATACATCAAATACTACAGTTAAGGTAGGATCAAGCCAAACACACGCAAATACACAAATTTTAGAGTTTTCTGCATATAGATTATTACCTGTAGCAGGTACACATTATTTTATCCCTTGTAGTAGTGGCAATTTTAATTCAACTGTTGCATTGGCAGAACTTGCTTGTGGAACAGGCACAGACCCTGATACAACTTTAGATGCAGGTGATACTACAGATGAGCTTGTATGTATGTTATTCTTAGCTCCTTATAATTTAACCATAGATGGTGTAAAATTTATGGTTTCTACAGATACAGACACAGATACTACAATTAATGTTCATCTTTACAAATTTACAATGACTAATGCAGGTGGAACAAGTGATGGAAATTTAAGTGGTGGAACTCTACTTGCAAACGGACAAGCAACAAGTGTTGATAGAAATGTTTTAAAAACAGTATCAGCAAGTATAGATAGTTCAAGTGTATCTGCCGATGAAGTAATTGCTTGTTTTGTAGAGAATGTAACAAACACAGACGATATTAATATTAGAGTACAAGTTAAGTACCATATAGCATAGGAGAAGAAATGGCAAAATTAGATGCAAATTTAACAATAACAACAGGGCAAGATAAAGACTATATATGCTCTATGAGTGATAGTTATACAGAAGTTCTTACAACAAAACAAAAAGTAGACAATTCAGATTCTTTTATAGTTTTAGCAACTTTAGGAGGTAGTCAAGCAGGTATTGGAGCTTCAGTAGGGCAAAGATTAAAAGGAGCTAAACTTATAGTAATTAAAAACAATAGTCCAGTTGCTGTTGAGCTTCAATTAAAATACGCAGAATGGAAAGATGATTCTAATATTGATCAAACTAATAGTATTGATATTTCAGGCGATGGAGCAAGTACAGAAAGACAAATAATGTTTATATTAGGTGCTAATGAGTATATGCTGCTACCGAATCAATGGGCAGTTGGCTACGAAAACGATGCTTCAGGTGGAAACGCCAAAACTATTGACAATAAAGGTGGATATGATGTTAATGGTGGTAGACTTTATAGTTCTGCTATAACTGATATTAAAGCAGTATTAGAAGATAGTGATACTACATTAGATGTTGATGATACAGATTTTTTTAGAGTTGGCGATTTAATTCAGGTAGGTTCTACCACAGGCACTACTGCTACTAATATAGAAATTATGAAAGTCACATCTATAACTGATGCCGATACACTTGTTGTAGAAAGAGGTTTATATGGCTCAATAACAGCAGATAAAGATGCTCAAACTGATTCTACGAATGGAGTTGTAGTTGATGCTAAAGTTTATTTGCCTTGGTTTAATACACAGGGAGATTATGATGCTGACCATTTAACTGCTAATGCTACAGGTTATGTGAAAACTAACAAAGATGGTAGATACACAGCACAAAATTTATTTGGATATGGCAGAAGTGCAACTTACCCAACTGGAATAGTTAAAGGGTCTTTAGCTTTAAAGTTTTACAACTCTGGATACCAAGAATTAGGGTTATCAGGGATAACAGCTAATACAGAAACAGGTTTAGCTGCTTCAACTACATATCAGTTTAATATAGCTGTTGATGGTGGTTCGGTTTTTGTTGATTTAGCATTTACAACTGATGCTAGTAACACTAAATTTGGTGGCAATAATGGTGTTATAAGCAAGATTCAAGCTGCACTTGATACTCAGTTCTATACATCAGGAAACTTGTTTGAAAAAGCAGTTACTGTAAGTATTGTAAATGGAGATATGAGGTTTACATCAGGAAATAGAACAAGGGTTTCAGCGATTGCTTTGGCTGCTCCGGGGTCAGGCACTACTCCATTTGGTGTGGGTAGAATACCTGCTATAGGAAGTGTTGATGCAGCAGTAGCAGCTCAACTTCCAGATGATACAGTATTTACTAAAGACACATACATAGAAAATAAAAATCAAAACGTTTTTGCTTATGATGATGGAAAAGGTGCTATAAAAGGTGCTTGTGCTGGTACTATAAATTATGAAACAGGAGCTATTGATATTTCAGGTCCTGCTAATGCAGAATTTGTAGCAAGTTTTAATTATGATTCGGCTCATAGTGGTGGAGTGAGTGAAACTGCTAATCAACAAAATACAATAAAAGAAATATCTGCAAGAAGTATGAATAGTAAAATAGATGCAGAAGTAGAAGTATTAGGATTTGTATAATGCCATATAAGAAAAAGAAAAAAACTAAAAAGACTAAGACTAAAAACAGGAGGAAATAATGGCTACGGCAGCAATATATTGTACACATAAAGAATTAAAGAGAGTATTTCCTCAACTTGATAGTTTTGATAATAAAAAGCAGATTTATGGTTGGACAGAAGTTTCAAGT